CGACGTGATCTGGCCGTCGGTGACCGACTTGGTATCCACGCCCTGGCCCATCGCCAGATCGGCGCGCAGCACCTCGTGGAACCACGACGGGGCCACCATTTCGATGGGGTAGCTGCGGCCGTAACCCTTGCTGATGCGCAGGTTGTAGGCCATGAGCGCGAGGCTGTTGAGCACCGCGCTGGTGGCGCCCACGTTGTCCGCGGCCGGGATGACCTTGGCGGTGCCCGAACCGGCCACCATGTCGTTGATGGTGCGGCGGCTGATCGCGCGCAGGTGCTCCTGGGTCAGCGACCGGAGGAACCACTCGATGGATTCCGGCCAGCCCTGGCGTTGCAGGATGCCCGCCTCGACGCAGTAGCCCACCGCGTTGAGCCGCAGCTCCTCGAACTCGTCGGGGCACGGGACCTCGACGCAGTGCTTGATCGCGGTCGGGTTGCCCTCGGCGTCCTCGGCCTCCAGCTCGGGCTCGGTGAAGAAGAACTCGTAGCTCTCGAAGATCGAGGTGAGGTCCGGCTCGACCGGCCACCGGATGCCGCCACGGTTGATGGCGATCTCGGGGAGGCTGATCAGGTCGGTGGCCGCGGGCACGTCGCAGAAGGTGTAAATCTGCTCCGACGGCGCGCACCAGCCGCCGGCGGCGGTGAGGGTCGCGGTGCTGACCTTGCCGTAGCCGGGGATCACGCTGGTGGCGGCGTTGATCTGCTCGACGAGATCGTGCTCGGATTCGGCGACCTTGAGTCCGCGCGAGATACGGGCGACCGGCTGGCGCATCTTCGGCCCGGTGACCTTGCCGGACAGGCGACCGACGCCGTGGCCCTTGCGGACCGAGTCGATGGCCTCACCCATGCGCTTGAAGCCGACCTTGGTGCCGACCTCTTCGGGCTCGAAGCCCGGGGCACCGGAGGCGACCACCCACGTCGGGGCGACCGGCGAAGTGTCGGCTACCTCGTCGGGGATGTCGGTGGCGCCCAGACCGGAGAACTGCACCGGGCGCGAGGCACCGTCGGAGGCGGTGACGGTGGTGGCGACCAGTTCGGTGCTCACGTCGGCCTCGACCGGGGGTGCTTCCTCGACATCCTCGGCCGTGACCGCGCGGGCGCGCTCGACAGCCGCGGCGACCGCGGTGCGGTGCGCGTCGTCGTCGGCCTTGGTCTCGGCGATGGCGGCGTTCAGCTTGTCCACCGCGTCGAGCAGGTAGGTCAGCCGGGTGACGTCATCACTGGTGAGGTCGTCGTCGGTTTCGTAGCGGGTCTGGGTATCGCTGATTTCTCCAGCCGCCGCAGTCCGCAGAGCCGTGAGTTCGGCAATGTCGGTGGGCAGTTGTTCCGGCAGCTCGAACGGTTCCACGGGGGGACTCCTTCTGCATCGCAGTAACGAGATATCGATCCCCGAGCCCGGCCCAAAGCCAGACGGTTCGAGTACCTGGATTGTGACTGTAGACAAGCCGTGTGCAGTTACCCTGCCTTGCTGTATTCGGTGTACGCGGTGCCGCCGCCGTGCGCGCGAATTTCGGCACGCGCCTCGGCTGCGGACAGGAATGGAGCGGCATCTATCGGCGGCACGACGGTGCCGTTGGGCAGCGTCACGCGGAATCCGTTGACGCGCTCACCACGCGCCGCCGCCTTGGCTTTGCGACCACAGCCACACCCGATGACTACTGCCCACCCTTCACGTCAATACCACCTTGTCCTGCCGCCTACGGGTCGTCCGGAGGATCCGACGAGAAACAGCACCGCGCCGATCACGAGTAGCACCACACCGATGATCCAGAGGATTTGCAGCCCGAAGATCAGTCCGAGCACCAGCAGGATCAGGCCGAGGATGATCATCTCTACAGCCCTCCTGCCCTTGCCAGTAGGTTGCCGATCTTCTCGCGCGGCGACGGCGGGGGCGGCACCTTGCGGGCGCGCGCCAGGGCCGCGTCGCGGCGGGCGTGTTCGCGCTCCCGCTGCTGCTGCTCGATCAGCGCCTCGGCGATGACCGACTTGAGCTGGTTCTTGGTCATGTTCATGCCGCCGCGCCGGGTACGGCTCGGTAGCCGTCCGGACGCCACGAGGGCGATGGGACGGTCCTGCTCGTCGGTGCGGCCGCGGACCGAGAAGCCCGGCGTATTCACCGCGAGCGCCGCGACAAGCTCGAGGCCCTGGCCGAAGTCGCGCCAGTCACCGCTCAGCGGTGCCGCCATGCCCTGCTCGATCTGGTCGGTGGTCGCCCACGGCGCGAGTACACCGGAGAACCAGACGCCGTGCGCGTCCTCGCCGACGCGGACCAGGGCGAAGCAGGCACCGGTGTTGTCGTAGTGCGCCGCGGCCGCGGACCCGCCGAGGCGCTCGTTGGCGTGGCCGGTGCCGACGGTGAGCCGCCCGACCGGCAGCCGGTTGCCGTCGTCGAGGCGCACGGCGGGGCTCGTGTGGAAGTGGGAGTAGCTCGACGGGCTGCGCGGGACCAGCACACAGGCGTCCTGCAGGGACCGGTGGCACTGCCCGAACAAGGCGAGGTGGCCGTAGACCCGGCCGTCCTCCCCGATGGTCGGCAGCGTCGGCCCGCTCAGGCGCGGGTCCTCGAACAGGCGGTGGTCGTACACCTTGGGGGCGAAAGCCACCGCCGCGCTGGCGACGACGGCGACCTCACGCGACTCGCGTTCGGCGTTGAGCGCGAGGCGGGTGTCGAAGGCCGGGGTGGCGACCAGGGTGGTGCCGATCAACTCGGCCTTGGTGAAGGTCATGAAGATTTCACCGCCCTCGTCCTCGAGGTCCCACAACTCGTCCCAGTCGAGTTCCTTGCCGTCGGCGTCGGTGTACTTCCATGAGGCGTTGGCCAGATCGACGCTCGGGTTGGAGACTCCGTGCGCGTTCTCGTTGGCTGCCTCGTCGGCTTCGGTGGTGTTGAGCAGGTAGCCGCTCGCGAGCACCTTGTCGCCCTCGACCCGCGCCGACTCGATGACGCCGACGGTGAAGGAGTCGCTGTGCCCGCCCTTGGACTGCTTGCACCACATCAGCGGCAGCGGGAAGGTGCGGAAGGACAGGTCGATGTCGGCGGCGAGAATCCGGCCGTCCGACGTCGGCGAGCCGACCAGGGCGATGGCCTGGTCGGTGAAGGTCCGGTACTGCGTGGTCAGGTCGATCTCGACCTCGGGATCGGACGTGGCGAACGAGGTCACCAGTTGGTGCTCCAGCGCCTGCTGGTTGCGCTCGAACGCGGTCAGCAGTCGGTCGGACTCGGGCTTCATGGTGACCTCCTGTGGGAATGGTGTGACCGTAGCGTCAGACGGTGATGACCTGGGCCGTCAGTTGGGCGCGCACCTCGCGGCGCACCGCGTCGGCGAACTGCTCGCGGTCCGCGCCGATCAGCGCGAGCACGTCGTCCTCGAGCGTGTCGTCCCAGCCGCGGATCAGTTCCGGCACCGCCGCCTCGTCGACCGGGTCCATGATCCGGTGGTATTCGTGCGCCTTGATGCCGCGCAGCCGTTCGGCACCGGACCGGCCGAGCTGGCCGCGGCGGCGCTTGCCGGCGAGTTCGAGGGCGCGGGAAACGAAGATCGACACGAACGGGTCGGCGATCACCGACTTGCCGACGTCTTCCTTGCGGCCGCGCTTGCCCTGATCCGCGCCCGGGGCGGTGTCCTCGGTGTCGGGTGCGTCGCCGGTGGTGGTCTGGTCCGCGTTGCCAGGGTCGCCGGTGTCGCCGGCGCCGATCTCGGGCTGCTTCGGGAACTCCAGTTCCTGCACCTTGGGGTCGAGCAGCGGCAGCAGTTCCGGCAGCAGTTCCGGCTTCTGGGACACCCGGTCACAGGCCCACCGCTGCCATTCGAGGAGGCCGCCGGTGGCCAGGTCGTAGCCGGTGTCGCCGAGGTTGAGGAACTCGCGGTACGCCTCGGCGGTGATCGCGCCGCGGTCGAAGGCATCGGTGGCGTCGTCGCTCTTGTCCGGATCGGCGGTCAGGCCGGACACGTCGTACCAGATCAGGTACTTGTCGGGGTCGATGCCCTCGGCGACGAGCATCTTGTAGAGCACCCGGTCGGTGAGCGACTCGCAGATGGTCTCCATGACAGGCGCGATGTGCATCTGCACGTCGTTGTCCC